CTGTCTCCGAAAATATCATCTTCGTTGTAATCGTGGCGCAAATGGATGATATCTGCATACCGAAATGTCCCACTTTTCCCATTACGATACAAAAATTTCAGGAACAATTCACCCGAGCTGTCATACTTTGCTTCGGCAGACACACACGGGACTGGATACAACTGCACCGGTTTCTCGTTCTCATCCCGTACGATCAATATGAATGCATTATTATTCAAACATAACTGTGTAGCAACCTTTTCCTGCATCTGCTGTGCCGTCATATACGGGTTTGGTTCGGAAAGTAAAAATCTGATGTTCGCTTCCGTGTTTACCTTGATCCCGCCTTTCGGATCATCTCGGATATGTTTTCCAACCAGCTTTCCGATCGCTTTCACTTTCGGACGGATGCAGGCTCTTACAATATCACTTTCATATAACTTTCCATCCCACGCATAGTAATAATCACCTGTCATGGTAATCATCTTGATCATGTTATGCTCTGTTGCTTTTTCGTCTGTCTTTGTTGGTTCTCTTTTCCAAAATGGTTTCATGTTACCTCCACAAAAATAAGAGCCTCCTGGCTCTCTAAATCAATGACATATATTCATTTATGTTATCCTGCATCACTACATAGGCATCCAACAACGCCGCTGTTCCATCAATCCTTCTTCTTGGACTGCTTGTTTTGATCGGCTGTATGTTATCGTTTCTGTCAATATCTACTGCCGTATTGCACAAACACCATTTATCAACCGGATTGTTGTTATACACGATCAGCTTTCTTTCCAGATCAGCTCCAAGACACTTCATCGGCTGCGATAAAGTCTTTTTTCCCTGAATCACCGGTATCATTGCTGATTTTCCGAAATAGTCCTGCATATCTTCCACAAAATATTTTGCACTCCATGCATCATAGCCGAACATATTCAAATAAATATCTTGCTTTTCCTGTATTTCTACAAACCATGCTTTTACATCTCTGTAGGAAATCTTGTTTCCTGGACACGTCCGCACATATCCTTTTTCTATCCAGATATCGTATGGTACTTTGTCCTCTGTCACATGTTTGTCTACCAGTTCTTCTGGAATCCAGTACATGGAAATTACATAAATATGTTCATCATTCGGAACTTTAAACAATACTTTCGCTGCTGTTAAATCCGTTGTAGACGACAGATCGACTCCGCCGATTCCATATCTCGGCTTTAACACTTCCAGATCGTACTTTTCCGGATTATTCGCCTGTTCAAATGTGAGCCATGCCTCTGATGAAGTTTCCCTGATGTTGAACTCTTTACAAAGCAGATTTTTAACCATGATCGGATTTTTCTTGGCTTTTTCCACCTTGTCTTTCAAAGTTTTGGCATTCTTGATCGTTCCAAGTCCCGGATTTGCTTTCATCCAGCATTCTTCCTGCGTCCACTCTTTCCGATTGTCCAATTCATAAATAAATGCAATCAGATGTTCGTCTTTGTAGCCATCTGGATCAAAATATCCATTGATCACATTCTCTGCCTCTTCATACTTTTGATCATAGATATCTTCCCGGATAGTTCCGGCTGTTGAAGTAATGCTGATCAGCGGCTGTTCCCTCGCTGTGATTCCATCCGCCATGATATCATACAAGGCTTTCCCCTGTTTCCACTGGTGGATCTCGTCCATTAGAACACAATGGATATTAAGACCATCCAGAGTATCACTATCTGAAGCCAAAGGTTTGAATACACCATCATTGAACTCTGTCGTAAGTTCTGCCACCAGAGGTTTCACTCTTCTCAGAAGTGATGGTGATTTCTTTACCATTCTTTTTGATTCCAACCAGATAATCTTACTCTGATCTTTCTTAGTGGCAACCGCATATACTTCCGGTCCCATTTCTCCATCAGCAGTAAGCATATAAAGACCAACTACAGATGCCAGAAGAGATTTTCCGTTTTTCTTTCCCACAATCAAGATCGATTCCCGGTATTTCCGATTGCCCTCAATATCAATAAATCCAAACACTGTTGCGAGATAAGCTTTTTCCCACAATTCAAGCAAAACTCTTTTCCCACCAAATTTTCCTTTGGAATGTCTGCAATAATTTTCAGCAAACTCGATCACATGATTTGCTCGCTTAGGACTGTAATAATATTCTCCTGGGTTTTGAATATCATAAACAACTTTCTTGTAAGTCCGATACACCTTATTCGATACAATAATTTCTTTGTTCTGGATCTTTTCCCAGTATTCCAGAATCGGATTGTATTCCTCAGGGTATCTAATCATCCCTGCCATTTACAAAATCCTCGAATCCATCATTTGTCTTGGTCGCCACCTGCTCTTTCGGTACCAAATCCGTCAGCTGCTTTATGACAGCCATATAGTTTTTGATCATTGTATTATATATTTCAACTTCTGCAGACTTCTTGACGCCTTTCTGGTTCGCACCATTCTGGTATTCTTCTGTGTAACCTTTTTCGGCAATCTTTTGTCGCAATTCATGTAGAGAAGCACCCATGAAAGCAGCCTCTTCTACGAGATTTTCTGTTGCTTTTTTTGTTTTTTCATCAAGCTTTTTATAGATTCCGCCAAGTTTTCTTTTCTCGGCCGCAATAATCTGTTCTTTGGTTTTCCCCTCGTATTTCGCCACTTTTCCCGGTTTCTCCTTCCTTTTTTCGTTTATTTTTTTCACCATTACCTACACCCCCTCACGCGCGCGACCTGCGTGTTGCATGGAGGTAGGACTGTGGTCAGCCGTGATTTTTTACAAATTATTTTTCAGGGGGGAGTACGACCATTTCCCCCTCGCTATCAAATTCATATTTCACAAGACCGTCCGCCGGTCCATCTTTCATATTTTCTTTTTGATGGCAGATATGGCAGTCATACTTTAGATTATTAAATCCTAACGCAATGTCCAAGTCACTGATGTTGTCCGGCGTCAGTTCTATCTTGTGATGTACGATGTATCCTGGTACTTCATGACAGGTCTCACACATTCCGCCGTCAATCGATATTCTCTTTGCTATGTATGCTCTTCTACAATCCTTCCATCTCTTTGAATTGTAGAACGCTCTTGCAAATTCTTTTGCCATTCATCTCTACCTTCTATTCATTACAGTTGCAAGCTCACCAAAAAGGCTTGATAATTCCAAGCAGTCTTCTTTTGTGAGTTGGTGAGAAAAATAATCATCACACTGTTCATTCAGATAAACTGCATTGTTTTCAAAGCATATTGAAAATATTCTATCTTCTTTCATCTTGTCCAATAGGCATTTATGTTTATCAATTATCTCTTCTCTATCCATGGTTTCTTTCCTCTGACGGTTTCTGTATCTGTAATAAGGAGTTCTAAAAAAGTAATTGCAACAAACAAATGTACTGACGTATGAATAAATTCTTTCCAGAGTAAACCGCCAAACCTCTTTCCAGAATTTACGGCAAAGAAAAAGGCAACAATCTTTCGACTGCTACCCCGTTTCAATTCTTTACCTGCATATACTATATCACAGGTTGAGTGTCGCATTCTATCGCATATTTAAATTTTTTCAATGCATCTGAATGCTTTTTATGCACATACTGCCAGCAATACCCGGTTCTTGCACAGATTTCTTTCCATCTCATAAGATCTATGTAATGATAAGTCAGGATATCTTTCTCTGTCTCGTCTTCCATCTGCTCAATTCTTTCCCTGATTTTAGTCCGGATCCTAACTCTTTTCTTTCTCTGTTCCACCAGTTTCCGTTCCTGTTCGTCCACTTCTGCTGCATAATCCGACAGATCAGAAAGGTTGCTGCTTTTTGGCAGTCCATCTGCTGCCAGTGCTCCCGGAAGCATCCTATCCAGCTTTAAGCGTTCCAGCTCTTCCTCGATCCGCTTCTCCTGGCGTAATGCTTTGCCGTACTGTTTCAGGTATTCCTTTTTCTTCTCGTTCTCTTCTTTCACTGTTTCCATCGGTATACCCTCCCTGTCTTCCTGTCTCTTAATACTAAGACCTCGAATCCAAGCAGACTTGCTATATCCTTTAATGCTTTATGTGCTTCCTTTACGTGATGTGGGATGCGGCTTGCATCCTGGATGGCTTTGCCTGCTGTCGGATCACGATATCCTTCCTGGTTTTTATACAATGTTTCATCACCTTCTCTGCTACTCTATCATTGCCGGAATGAACAGCGCCCATAAGCACCACGCTGATCCCGTCCATTTCATTGCAATAATTACTGCAACTGTTGTAATTATCCATGCAAGTGTCTTTGTATATTTATCTTCCATTATCCCTTATACCTTTCCGGAATCGGCATCCACGCCACAACCTTATACGGTTCTCCCTGTTCATCGAACCAGACACCTGTCTAGGAATAATACAATGTTGTTGCCTTATCTGCTCCCTCGATCGTAACCAGAAACTCCGCTGCATATGCACTTCTGACATATGATTCTATGAACTCCCGTTGATCTGGGAGTCTTTCTGTTGTTGGAATCCATCCGTTACTCATTATTCTCTGCCTTTCTTCATGAAATCATGATAAATAATATTATCGGTTTCCTTCGGTTTTGCATCCTCCGATTTATCCCAAATATTCCCGATAACCTTCATCTTACACCTTTTTACATAATCTTCCGTTAATGGCATTGAATAGCAAAACGGTTCGCATTTGCTCAGAGCATCCGTCGGAATCGTTTCGTAGTGCCATCCAATTACACTGTCTATTACTTCTTCGCTTTCCACTTCTATGACGTTAAACTCTCCGAATACTGCTTTTACAAGATCAACCGGATTATCATGGCACATAAGGATATCATTCTCTCAGATCTTCTTTCCATTCTTATCCATGAGTCCAGTGTACTGGCAGATCGTATCCGGATCAATCATGTATTCATAAGTCCCATCGTTTATGTAATCTTCACCAGAAAGAAATCCCTCTACCCATTTTCCCTCCATCCATTCATTTTCCGGTAGCGCATGGATATGCTTTGCCTTAAATAATATTTCTCTTTTCATCTGTGCTTCCGCCTTTCTTTCATGTACTTCAGAATTTCTTTTTTTATCATCTTTGCATACTTCGGATGATTGCATCCAAACATGATGCATCCATTGTATTCATCACCATTTCCGAGATCATCATGGTCTACACTTAGCCCGCATTTTCCCTGTAAACACTCTTCAACATCATGTTCTTTGCAATATTCTCCCATTGTCAGTAAGAAGTCTTCGATCTTAACTTTCATCCAGTCCACCTCGCTTCACTATTTCAATTGCCATATTGATAGCGTGCTCTTCACTCATATCTCCATCCCAGCACTCATTGAGACATTCGCAATATCCGCAGTACTCACAAGCTCCATCAAGCTTTAGCTGCTCTAAGTTAGAGACAACATTCTCCACGTCAAATGCTGTCGGCTGGTTATCTACCAATTCGCAAAGTGCATTAGCTTTGTTTGGTGGATAATTGTTCAGGATTGCCATTCCTGCTATCTGTTTTTGAAATTCATCCGCATCAATCAGTCTCATCAATTTCACTCCAATCAAATTTACAACCACATTCGCCACAATAGTTGTTTCTGCTTTCCGCATCCGACATTACCTGTTTGCCACACATAGGGCATTCGTAGTCGATATCTCCGTTCAGTTGGTCTAAGATAATCGGCTTTACTGGAATCTGCTTTTCCAACGCAACGAGAGCCATTCGCACAGCTGCATCATGCTTTCTTGCACTGATAGCTGCTTTCGGAACTTCTGTATGTATGTCTTTCTCCAATATCTCCATAGCTTCTTTAATTTCCATCTTTTTCTCCTTTATCTCAACTGATTCTTTTGCATTTCTTCGAAGATTTTCTTGCAACCTTTCTGTTGATCGAGTTCTTTCAGATGCTCAACACGGTTATTCCATATCTCAATAGCTTCCTCTTTGGAATTCGCTCCGTGTACCGCATAGCAATCTTCCTCGGACGTATCTATTGTTGTTCCATGTATTCCATCGTAGTGGCAGTATCTCGGACAGCCAGCCGACCATCCGAAATAAAATCCGTCTACTACATCTCTTGAAAGATATGCTTTCGTTCCACATCTAGGACATGGTTTTAATTCGCTCATATCATTCTCCTTTATAAGGTTCCGGCAACGGCATCCAGGCAACAATTGTTTTTGCCGTGTGTTCATAGATTCCTTGAAAGATTCCATTTCCCCAATATCTCATCTCTGTTACTGTTCCGCTGTAAAAGCATACAATTACATCCGTATTATCCTCCGGCATCTTCTCACTGCATGGAATCCACTGTGTTTCTTTTAGTGCATGTATCCCCATTTCAATGGCTTCTACTGTTTCCTCAGTCCAGCCCCATTCAAGATGTTTCACTAATCTATCTATTGCTTGTTGATTATTCATCTTCAGCCTCCTCTTCTTTTGGAAATTGAAAAATAAAAGTTTCGGAAATTTAATCTCTTACTTTTCCCTCTTTTCATCTTCTTCAGCTGCTTTTATTTCATCCTCCTTCATCTCTCTTTCTTCTGCGATCTGGATGCAAAGCACCGGTTGTCCTATTTTTTCATCTCTTAACATAAAAAGTTCTTCCGGAATATATAGCTTTCTTTTTTTTGGGTTTGCCATAATAATGCTCACTGGTGCATTATCGGCAAATTCTGCAAGATATTCTTTTAATTCTCTGTTTTCCATATTCTTACCTCCCCTGTGTCTCTACAACATTCAGGATCTTTTCTACTGCCTTATCCCAGAAGATTCTCACAAAGTCATCCAGTGTTGTAAATTCTTCTCCTCTGTCGCTGTCTACCAGCCCAACCTCATCTCCATATGTTGTATCCGAATCCAATTCTTCAAGAACCTGCGCTGTGATATCTTTTACAACCTCTTCTGTATCGGTATATCCGCAATCGTAGCTGCAGGCTTCTCTTAACTCTTCCATATCTCTTCTTGACAATTTTCCCATTTTTTTCTCCTTTACCACCCCATATCATTACGGTATCCAATTGCACTTGGATTTACCATGTATGATCGTTTCAGTTCTGATTCATCCAATTGGCGTTTCAACTGGCTTACTTTTTTCTTTAGTGCCCGATTCTCTTTTAGCACCGCCATGAGCTTACAGCTATCATGCTGATCACATTTTGTGTCTTCAGAATAGTTTTCGCACATCAGGCATACTTCTTTTTCAGTCATTATTTACCCCTTCCTGCGCCATGATTCTACGCCTTCCATTCCTTCTTTGCTGGTCAACTGCTGCCACTCCCAGTTTATATAGCTCCTCACAATCCCTTTCTGGTTTCTGACCTGTATATGATGCGGATAGATTCCAAGGATCGTGACCTTTTCCGTGGCGAGTCTGGTTTTACCTCCCTTCTGGGAGATCCTGCGCCTTAACTGTACTTTGTCTCCAACTTTCATTTTTTTGTTCCTTTCCGTCTTACCTTGCGCATTTTCTTACTTACCGAGTATATGAACGCCCGCATATTGCCGGGTTTAGTCATCTTCCTCTTCATCTTTCTCCCTCTCCCGGTTCTCTAAAATGATTCCATTTGCACAGATACCGCCGTCTGCTTTGATCAGGATGTATTCTTCACCATCAATCACTCTGGTTGATACCAGATCTGTCCGTTCAGCGTTTACGGTCACATGTGCATCCGGAAGCCCGATTTCGAATTGCTTCGTGTTTATCGTGTTCTCCGAGTCAATCTCGGCACTATTGCAACTTTTGGCACTTACTGCTGCCGCCTCCGGATCAATCCCGATATTCTTTAAGATATTCTCAATCTCACTCGCTTTCAGTCTTCTATCTTCCGAATCCGATTTAATGTCCTTAATTCTGCCAAGCGAATGATACAGATCTTTCGCCTGTTCCAGGCTCACTTTTCCATTCACTACATTTAGGCTTTCCCTGAATGCTATTTTCTGTTCTTCCGGAGTAGACGGTAGTTTACACCATAAGGTCTGTGTGATCAGTCCTTTGTCCGGATCGTTCGGGCGTTTGCTGTAGTACCAGACGTGATCCGGATCACTATGGCGGTCTGTAAATGCCGGATATAAAAATCCCTGCGTTGGCATGCTTACCGTCCAGTCCCTTGTCCGTTCCTGAATGTCTGCCAGATCCGGTGCATAGGATAATCCTGCTGCCGATAATCCTACTGGACACAAACAGCCGATCATATATCGGTAAATCTCTTCACTTTCATCCAGATCCGTTCCGTCTGTGGCAATCTTTGGAATATCATAGATTCCACTGGCGATCAGTATCAGTGTATATGTCTTGTTCGATACATCTATAGACTCTGCAATCTCTTCCAGAAAGATCTGACGCACTTCATCGTCCTTCAGCTCTGTATTTGCAATGGCATTTAAATATCTGGCTCTTTCTTTGTCCAAAAAATCCAACTGGAACATATTTTTTCCCGGCTTTCCAGATAAGACCTTTCCAAAAATGTCCAAATATTTGAACTGCTCTGTTTCCGGAATATTTAAAAATGCCTTGGTAAACTCCAACCGACAGTCCCTGTTATTGTCTACGATATAACCTGTTATCTTGGTGATGTTGCATAATTCTATCCTCATGTTTCTTTTAAGCTCAAACAGCTCTTTCTTCATGTCGCTCCTTTCCGGCTGCCGCACCGGGCAGCCATGCACTCTGCGAGATTTCGTGATATATTAAATTCCTGTGGTGCCTATAAATAATTCTTTCCGGCGTTTTTCATCCATTCTTCCCTTGTATGGGTTCTTTCGTAAACCTCCTGGGCTTTCGCCATCAGGATCCGTGCGTTCTTGGCATTGTTGTGAACTGCTGCCGGCCCGTTCCGGTGATGTTCCAAACAGAGATTTACTTTTAACCCTTCCGCCTCTGCAAATGCATGGGTGTTACCAAACAAAACATGATGCTCTTCCAGATATGGCTTGTATGTAAAATCTCCATCCAGTAACATACACAGGTAGCACCGGCGGTCGCCTTTTGGCTGCATGATGCTTTTTTTGTGCTTCTTACGTTTCTTCTGTTTGGTTGGTTTCGGAAACATCATATTCACCAGATAACACCTCCCCGTTTTGATCTACTTTTTCGTTTAAATACAGATACCATTCCTGTGAACTGTGTACTTTTTGGGTTGTCTCTGCAAGGTACAGAGCCGCATGATACAGGGGAATTGTCTGGAGATATTCCCGGCGGGTTAATTTGATTTTGGGAAATGTGGCCAGATATTCTTCTACGGTTATATTTTTGGGGCAGGCATCCGGTTTCCAATCCTCTACACTTAACTGCTCCATCTTAGGACTCCTTTTTGTATAGCTCATGGTTGCCGTAAACCAAATCCGCCTCTTCTCTTTCATAACTCCAGCCATAACGCATTAAGATTTTGAAGCATTCCTGGTATCTCTTTCCGGCATCCTCTTTGTATTCTCCGGAATACTCTACTAAATCCCCGGTATAATCATCCATCATGTTGTTCATTGCAATCAGGAGCAACACCTGCGTATCCAGTGTTTGTATTTTTTCTTCTGCTTCTTCCTTTTCTTTCTCATCCGCATCATACAGGCTTTTCCCGGTAAAAAATTTTAGAACCATTCCATTTCCTAACCAACAGGACTTCTCCATCATGTTCCGAATCATCTTTTCAATGATTTTCTGGCGTTCCTCATCTTTTAACAGTTCGATCTTTCCGTCTACTATTGTCCGGATGAATTCTTTTTTTCTTTCATTCATTTTTTTCTGTAAAGTTTTCAACTGCTTTATCTTTTTTCTCTGCCTGTCCCATTCCGTTTCAACCTTTTCAGATTTCGGGAGTTTTTTCACTACATCAATCCCATTCCAACCATCCAGATAATACAGTTCTTTTCCGCGGATATTGATTTTCTTTGGTGGCTCTTTATCCAGGCTGAACGTTTTTACATCTTTCAGCTCTGCCGTATACTTCTTTTTTTCTATCTCCTTTGTGGCTTTCTTGATTCCTGCTTCCTCCAGAAGCTCAACAATAATTTTTTTGTTCTTCTCCCTCTCTTTGTTTTTAATCTCCGCTTCTACTTTCCACTTAATCTGTCTTGAGTCTGCAGCATCTTTCAATATTCTGTTCCTTGTTTCAACATCTTCGATTCTCGACAGTTCGGCGAGATCTTTTAGGTTCAGCTGATATGCCCCGTCTTCATCCGTCTTTTCCTTCACCAGCTCCGGGTCGAGCTTCGCAATCTCCAGCCTCCGGCGCACGGTTGTCCTGGAGAATCCTGTCTTCTCTGCAATCTGTTCTTCTGTATCTCCAAGATCTAACATCATCTGGAAGCCTTCCGCCTGTTCCAGGACCGTCAGATCGATGCGCTGCATATTCTCTTCCAGCATGGTTCCGACCTGGTCTTTGTAGCTCATGTCCTGCACGATCCGGCACGGATACATAGTTACGCCTGCCATTTTTCCGGCAGCGAACCGGCGGTGCCCGATGATCAGCGTGTATCCTTCTTCATGGTGCGCCCGGTTTTCATCCCAGTGCCCCGGAACGACCGTAAGGTTCTGCATAATTCCTTTCTTCTTGATTGACTCACTCAGCTCCGTCAGATCACCCAGGTCTTTTCGTGGGTTATCCGGATGCTGGTGAATCAGCTTGGCGTTGATGTTCGTGATCCCACTGGTTGTCATTTCAAATTCCTCTCTTTCTCGGTATTTTCAAGGTTTTCTCCTGTTTTTATCTCATTTTGGACTGTAGTCTATCGGAATACCGTGTAGACTCGGAAAATTCAAGGGTTACACAGTGTTTTTCCATCTGCTCCGACAGCTCCTGCCAGAGCTCTTTGTTTTTTATCTCTTTTCCATGTGGTCTGCGCCACTCTTCCCGTTTCCATTTGTCCATATTTCCTTCGTTTATGGTAGTGACCAGGAACTGATCCGGCGTGTAGACAGTCACTTCACACGGTCGGAGCATCTTTAGACCGACAAGGATAGCGATCATGCTCATTCTGTGGTAGGTCGTGTTCTGTTCCGTTTCGATCTGTGCTTTCACCGCCGGTCCTTTCTTAGTCTCGCATTCTACCAGAGCGATGCACTTTCCGTTTTTTGCGGTTGGTCCCCGGAAGTTTACTTCCGTGAACAGTTCTATCTTCATCTTCCGTCCTCCTTATCCGGATCATTTCATAATGCCGATATGGAAATCCGGTTGCTTTGTTGATTCCTTCAAAATAGGTGTCCTTTACTATGTAGTATCCTTTTTTCGGTCTCGGTTCTTTTTGCCACCGGTACAGAATATCCGTCTCCGGTTCCGGAAGCGGCATATTTCTGGATCTTGAAAAACTCGCTTCTTTGATCTTGTGATCCAGAACACCGTCCTCCACATATTTTTTCTGTGTTTTCTCATTTTTTGTGATGTACTGGGCGAGTTTCCGGAACTCTCCTTTTTCGTATAGCAACTGCTTATTCCGAACCTTCCCATGCTTCCAAGCTGCAGCTATGATCAGATCGGTATCCTGGATTCGGTTCAGAACTACATGAACATGCCAGTTGCCAGACGGCGTGCATTCAATATTCCGGAGCCACCGGAGTTCCTCGCCACGTTTCCGGTATTCTTTCTTGCAATATTTATAAAAATCTTCAAAATCTTTTACCGCTTGCTTCATGTCCGCCGGACGTTCTTCTTTCGGATATGTGAGAGTGAAGAAGTAATCATTCACCTTGAAGTACATCCGGAGTCTGTGACGTGCTTTCCTTTCCCTGGTCCATTGGTTGACCTGCTCCACTTCCTCCGGTGTGGCTTTCTTCTTTTTGGCTCTCTTCTCTCCCGGTGCTCCATATCTTCCATCCAGATATTCCTGTCTCTCTATTACGTTTCCCAAATCGTATGTCACTCGTCTGATTCTCATAGCGTGTCCTCATAACTTTAATAGTCTTATCAAGTTATTAAAAAGGGCAGTCGCCCTGTAAATACTTGACTTTCCCGCCGCTAAAAGGTACACTATAAGTGCTTAGATTATTCGTGTACCTTTATGGTTGCGGCGCTTGCGATATTTCTTTTCGCAAGCGTTTTTTATTCTTCTTTTAAGTACGAAAAATTCATTTTCAGGAATACCATCAGAGCTTCCGCATCATCCGGTGCTTCAATATCTTCTCCGGCTGCAATTGCAAATACAACGTCTCCTAAGATTGGCCATCCGTGCCTGTCTGCATCGTAGAAATAGCTTCCCAGACGATTTACTTCTTTCTGTTTCATTATTCCGTCTTCATCCACCAGCATGATCATTGGCATTTTAAACGTCTCATGCAAGGTTTTTGTGCTTACAGTTTCAAAATGCCCGCCTACTGCTTTCTGCAGATCACGGAAATCATCAAAATCTACATTTATTACCGAAATGATATTATCCGGTGTTACTTTTACTGTTTTCACTGCTTGTCCTCCAATACTACTGTTTTTCTGCCTGCTTCTTTCAGGCTGTCTACATATTGCTCTAAATACGGGATCGCGTT